CAAAGGAAATTATTTTTTATTATAATACTTCTCAACAATTTTTTTAACTGAATCCGGTACATTCTGATTTTGAACTTGAGGTCTTTGTTCAGAAATTGGTCTTGGTACTGGTTGAGCAGCAGCTTGTTGTTGATTTCCTTTGTTTTTGCATCCACATGACATAATTAATTGGTTTTATTAGTTTATTATTTGAAATTTATGTTTATAAATAGTTTGTCTTACACTTCCTTTACTACCATTGTTTATTTTTTTACCCCTTAATGCTGAAGAAATTTTTTGTCTAACATTACGATTACTTCCATTTGAAAAATTATTATTAATTAAATAACTTGCCGCATCAAATAAATTATCAAAAATATGTGAATCATCATTTATGATGTTCGTTAGTAAAAATCTCTTGAAATTATTATTTTTAATTAAATTATTGATTGATAATTTTCTTTTTGTTGTGTTATTTAAATTATTTCGCCTAAATTCATTAACTTCAGCTTTGTTATACCCAAAAGTTTGATTACAAGAATCATATATTTTTATATAGTAATTTTCTCTTTCAAACAAAAGAGACTCTTCGCATAACTCTAAAATTTCAAATACAAAAGAATCTTTTCCGTATTTAGTAAAAGATTTCTGTAAATGTATATTGTCGTGAATTTTTTTTGATAACAACCAAAAATGTTTATATTCACGATTTTTTAAATTTATAGAACTACCAATATATGATTTATTATTTTCATTATTATAAATTCTATAAATTCCACAATTCATATATATAAATATTATGATATATTCATATTTGTAAAGTTTAAAGTATTTATTGTTATATGAAAAAGGTTTTTAGACTTACGGAAAATAAATTAATTAATCGTTTAAAACGATTAATTAAAGAGGATGATATAGAAGAAGTTGAAATTAGTCCAGAAGAATACATTGAGTTACTTAAAAAAGTTTTCTTTCAAGCACAAGCAATCCCAAAACTACCAAAATTTAAAGGAAAAAAATTGGTGGTAAAAGGAAATTTGGATTTAACTGATTTTAACGACCGAAAACAATTAGTTGATTTAGGGCCAATTAAAATTGAAGGCGATTTAAACGCATCTTACACAAACATTCAAAATTTAGACAATATTGAAGTCACAGGGTCTATGAGGTATTGGGGTACTCCTTACAATAATATTATGGATAGGAGAGCAAAACAAAAAAAATACGACAAACAACAAAATAGAAGAGAACTTGATGATTGGAATTTAGATGATACAGATGAAGAAGGTGAAAAAGCAAATGTTGCATTTATGTATGCCGAACAAGAGGGTAATATTACAGTTTTAAGTGATGAAGATAAAGAAAGGTTAGAATATTTAAGAACACGACTTTCTGAATTAGAAACTCAAATGGAAAATGAAGATGATGAAGAAAAATATGATGAATTATCTGAAGAATATGACGAAGTACAGGAGGAAATTGACGGGTTTGAAGACTATGTTGATGTGTATGATTTTTATCCAAATGGAACACATTTTTATATGACATCTTTTGAATCTTTATCTACTGGAGATGAATATGCGGTTGGAACTGAATATGAAGCAGATAAAAGTTTAGATGAATACATACTTGACCAGGTAAACGACGCGTCAAATGTGTATGACAATAGGTTTTTATCAAACTATATTGATGGGAGAAAAGTGAGAGATGAGTTTGAATACGCTGTTGATGAGTGGGTAAGAGAATCACCAGACTCTTATAATGTTGAAAAAGGGTTAAGTGATGATCAAGAAGAAGAAATTTGGTTACTTGAAATGGAAAAATGGGTATATGAAAATGAGGGAGTAAGAGCCCCAATATCTGAACCAACAAGAGAAGACGGCGACGTGTTTGATTTTGAAGACGCGGAAGGTAACAGATTTCAATATAGAAATATGAGTGCAGACCCATCTTTATATAAAAGTGCAAGTCATTGGGTTTTACATAAAGATGGTCAAGTAGTGTCACCACATCAAATATATGACGATGAAGATACGGACGAACATCAGGAAGCTAGGGATGAAAGAATTTCAGATATTGATTATGAAATAGAAGAAATAAAAGACAATCCAGATGGTGAACCAGATGAAGACGATATTGAACGAGCTGTTGAGGAATATCTTGATGGTATTGAAGATGACCCACTTGGATTTTTAGAAGATATGGGGTATTCTAACTTTAACGATTTTATTGATGAGGAGGAATTAAGAGATGATTTAGCAAGAGATTACGATTATGGTGACGCACTTAATAGTTATGACAGTAGTTATGATGAATTTACTGTAAATGGAACTAGATATATTGTGATGAAATATAATTAATATTTACTGATTATATTAAATGTTTATAATTATGTCAGATGGGAAGAAAAAAGAAAATAGAATTTTTAATGAACACCGACTGGATGTTTGAAAAACCAATTGACAGAGAACATAAGGAATATAAACTACTATCATATTTTCAAAAAATGGGTGAAAAACTAGATAATCTAGAATTATATCCAGGTTTTATTGAATTATCATTACATCTTGCAAATGTCCAAACCCTTGTTAAAGACAAAAAATTATTGTATACAGACAAAAAATTCTCATCTATTGATGATGAACTTTTGGTAAAAGATTTAAAAATCAAAGACGTACCAGAAATGTCTCACGACGAGTATGAAGAATTTATAAAAATTTTATCGTACTCAACACCTAGAATTTACGAATACTTTAATATCGCCAAATCTGTTTGGGAAACAGTATATGATTGTGTAAATTTAAAGATGAAAAAAAACACTAAAAATATTTTACTGAATAAAGGGTATTTTTATTTTAATACAAGTGAAAAAACATATATTTGGGAATACGAAAAGAAACCAGCGGCCAAAGGATCCCCAGAAAGTAAGGTATTTGTTAATTTAATTTCTGAAAATGATAAAAATAATTTGTCAATTCCAAAGTTAATTACTAATTTTACCAAAATTGATTTGGAAGAAAGTAAGAAATTACCAATTATTGAAATGGTTTCAAGAGGTGATTTTCCAATTAATGAAACTCTTTTACCTATGTTTAAAAGAAAGTTAATCTCTTACATTGACCAAAAACAAATTTTAGAGAACTACAAAAAAACAAAAGAATCATTAAACATTTAAATTATGGCACAAATATCTATTGACTTGATTAAAGATATGATTGAGAAATACCCAAACGATATTGAACTTGGGAGGGAAGTTAGAAAATTTTTTAACAAAATTCAAAAAGAAAAACCAAAAAAACAATCTTAATATTTTATGGAATTATTGACAGGAATGTTGGATAATGGAGAAGGAAATATCTCTTGGTATCCAGAAAGACAGTACACACTTGTTGACTTAATTAGGCAACATAAACCAAGAAACATTATTGAAATTGGGTTTAACGCCGGACACTCAACTTTATTAATTGTTAATACCCTAGTTGAAATTATTGAAAAAGACCCAGGTTTTAATCTAGAACCAATTGTTGTTTTTCTTTTTGATATTTGTAAGTATGAGTGTACGGAACACAATTACTTAATTTTGAAAGATTATGCAAAAGAATATAACATTCAGATAGAACTTTTTAAGGGAGATTCATTAGATATGGTCCCAAGAGTTTTGAGTAATTATCCATTTAATTTTGATTTTGTAGAAATAGATGGTGCCCATTTTAAAGACTATGTTTTAGGTGATATCCTTAACACTTATCAAAAAATAAATGATAATGGTATAATTTATATTGATGATTTTAATTCATCCAAAGACCCAACCCCAGAAGTAAATGAGGTTGTTACAGAATTTAACTGGCAAGGTTTTCACACCTACTATATTGACGGTGTATTTTGGGCTCAGAAACAATCTAATAATAAAAATAATATGTCACAATCAAAAGAACACGTAAATCACCCCCAACATTATGGTGGTGAAAGTAACCCTTACGAAGCAATTAAAGTTATTGACGCTTGGGAATTAAATTTTGCGTTAGGAAACACCGTAAAGTATATTTCTAGAGCTGGAAAGAAAGACCCCAAAAAAGAGCTAGAGGATTTGAAAAAAGCTATGTGGTACTTACAACACCACATTCAAAAGTTAGAATCATCAAACTAAATAAATTTGACTTGGTCACCAACGTTGATGTTGAATTTTTTACAGTCACCACCAGGGATTTCCAAAACTAAATCACCGTAACCTTTATATCTGTCACAATCTTCGGTTATACAAGGCTTACAATTGTGATGAATACCAGTTATGTAGTCTTCATTGATGTGGATAATGTCCAAGTTAGTTATACAGTTTTTCATCCAAAAACTATTTTCGCTTTCTTTCATTAAAAACAACATACCATCATAGTCTGATTGAAATTTTTTATTCATCATACCTTCCATAATGTCTTTACTGGCAACAACTGGTTTTACTGAATATATATTGTTATTTATTATTATCTTCATATTTATATAAATATTATACTATGGGTGAATTTAAAAGATATTCTGGTGTTTTAGTAAAACATAAAAATAAAGTACTTCTTTGTAAAAGATCAAAAGAAGAAACTTTACCAGGACAATGGTCAATACCTTCAGGAAAAATTGAAAATGGCGAAATACCATTAGATGCTGCGTTAAGAGAATTTAAAGAAGAAACAGACATTCAACTACCAAAAAAACTAGATTTGATTGGTTTAATAAATAAATACAAACAAGATGGTAAAACAAAACGTGGACTAATATTTGTGTATTACTTGGATTCAAAAAAAGAATTAATACCAGATTTAGAAAACGCCCAAGATGGTTTTGAACATAGTGAATGTGGTTATTTTAGTTTAGAAAATCTACCTCTAAATAAAAATAACACACAATTAGAGAAAATTATTAAAAAAGTTTTAAAATAATTGATTTTTTAAAAATTGGTGTATATTTATAATACACAAAAAAACTATAACCCCCTTTCACATTTTAGAGGTTTAACAAAAAGAAATCCCAGATTTTATAAAAAAAATATTTGGGATTTTTTGTTTTATATAAAATAATGTTATATATTTGTCCTATGAATAAACAAGGACATAATATTAGAATCATCCACGAAACAATAGGTGAATTATTAAATGAAACATTTGTTGATCAAATACAATTCAAACTTTTTTTAAAAATGGTTCACGCTTCATTGGAGTTAGACCAGAATTTATCTTTCTATAATGGTGAAACATTTTTAATTAATATACCTTTTAATATATTAAGAAATTGTGTTGTGGTTACCTCATCAGTTGAGTTTAGTATGGTAGACCAAGTTAGAAGTAAGATTGAGGCTTTAGTAACTAAATAATTAATAAATTTATATGGGAACAAACTTTTACAGAATTCCAACTGAAAAAGAATTGGAACAAAGAAAAAATAGATTACAAACTAGAATTAGACAAATTGATTTAAAACCTAGTTCTGTTAATCGTGGATTTAATATTGGTGGTGGTCCGGATGAATGGACTAACCGGTCACCTTGGGATGAATTTACAGAAGACATACAAATACATTTAGGTAAACGAAGTATGGGGTGGAAGTTTTGTTGGAATTTTCACGATAACAAACATTATCATAATAAGGAATCCTTGGAAACATTTGTTCGTAGTGGACGAGTAATTGATGAATATGGTGAAGAAATTTCACCAGACGAGTTTTTAGAGATGGCATACAATTGGTGTGTTGATGGGTGGGATAATCAAAAGTACGATGAAGAAAACCCATCACACAGAATATCCTGGATTGATAAAAGTAAATATTACGATACTTATATAGATGATTTAAGGATTTCATCTTCAACAGATTTTAGTTAGTTTCCTTGTTTAGAAAAACAAGGTGGTGGAGTAGACAACAATTTAATGTCGACCAAAAAAAGGGACAGCTTAGTCCCTTTTTAATTTTTTAAGATAATCCAAAACTTTTTTCTTGGCTTTAAATGAATTTGATTTTGAGGTACCAATATTTATTCCTAATTCGTCTGCCACTTGTTGATGTGGTTTATCTTCTAGATAGTATTTTGTAAATACACCTCTATAACCTGGTTTTAATGTTTCAATTGCGGCTCTTAAATCATCAGCAGAATATTTTTGAGAATAAAATTCGTCATTATCATCGTCCATATTAACATCATAGGCACCTAAATTAGTTTTATCTAAATCAATTTTTTTTCCTTGTCGGTTAAGTTTTCTTAATTCATCTATTGCATTATTTCTTACTATTGAACTTATCCAAGCACAAGGGTTTGTACCTGTAAATTGTTCTTTTTTTTGGTATGCTTTAATAAAACCATCTTGACAAAAATCCTGTGCCTGCTCATAATCATTTTTTGAATATTTAAGACAAACTTGTTTAAATATTGTTGGGTAACAATCTTTGTAAACCACTTCAAAATCAGTAATTCCAGTCCCTGTGTCCAATTCAGTAGACTCCTTTAACAAAATATTAGAGATTAATTTATTATATTGTGATTCCGAAATTATAATTTTCATAATAATAAATATTTGTAAGTTCAAAAAAAGTTTTATATATTTGTAATATGGAAAAAATATTATACATCGTAAGAGGCGTTAGTGGTGCAGGAAAATCAACATTCGCTAAAACATTGGGTGGAATACACGTTGAAGCCGACCAATACTTTATGGATGGTGAAGGTAACTACAAATTTGATGGGTCAAAAATTAAATTAGCACACGAGTATTGTAGAGCACAAACTGAAGCTTGGATGGGAACAAAAGGTGACCAGGTTAATGTTAATAGAATTACAGTTTCTAACACATTCACACAAGAATGGGAAATGGAACCATACTTTACATTAGCAAAAGAGTATGGGTATACTGTGTTCACAATTGTTGTGGAAAATAGACACGGAGGAACAAATGTTCACAATGTTCCAGAAGATAAATTAGAACAAATGAAAAATAGATTTGAAGTAAAGTTATGAGTAGATTAGACAAACTTAAAGAACAACATCCGGATTTAAATGTATCATTAATTGATATAATAACATCATTGGACCCAACCGGTACTTACAAGTATACCGAGTTTTTAATTAAAAACTTTAAAAGGGATAACCAATATTACAGTCCAAACTTGGATGAACTTAAAGGTTATTTAGGTGTGTTTTTGTTTGGTTCAGTTGAGATTTCAGTTTTAAATGAATTTGAAAGACATATAAAAGCAAATAGGATAAAAGAAAAAGATATTAGTAAGTATAAAAATTTTAAAGAGTTAAATGAACAAGTTAAGATTGCTGAAGATATTGAAAAACAAAAAGAAGTTGAAAAACAAATTTTGAAAATACACGAAGACGATACCTGGTTAATATTAACACCTTTAAGTTTTGATGCCTCAAGGGTTTACGGATCAAATACAAAATGGTGTACAACACAAGAAAGATATTGGGACAAATACTTAAAAACACATAGGTTAGTTTATTGTATTAATAAAAAAATTGATACTAAAGTTGCGTTTTCAAGAGATTACGGTGATGATAAATTCCAAGCTTGGACCGCAGACGATAGTGAAGTTAGTCCAATGTTTATAGATTGGATTCCGGATGAAATCTTTTTAAAGATTAGAAAAGAATTACAAAAAAATGAAAGAACTATTGATTTAATTTATGGTGAAACCAGAAATAAACCAGTTTCTATTTCAGAT